AGTATACTAAAATGGTTCATCAATTTAATACATCGAATTTTGATACGGGAGATTTAAGTGACACTCTAGATACTTATCTATATGGTGACAAAATTATGGAATCTTTATTAGTAAATAAGTTACCGTTAATGGAAAAAGAAACTAATCTGAAATTGTTTCCTACATATACATATTGGAGAATGTATACTAAATTCGCAACTTTAAAAAAACATCAAGATAGACCTTCGTGTGAGATATCAGTAACTGTGACGTTGCATTCAACTGGTGAAAAGTGGCCCATAAGAATGGGTAATAATTGGATAGATATAGCCCCTGGTGATGCAGTTATTTATGAGGGCTGTGATATAGAGCACGAACGTAAAGAATACGAAGGTGATGGTCACTCACAAGTATTTCTTCATTATGTAGATCAAAATGGTAAAAATAAAGATTATAAATACGATAAAAGACATGGTGTTGGGTATCCACAAGTCCCCCGACCTCTTAATTAACAACAATAATTTTGGTATAATTAATTATGTCATTAAGAAATGTAACAATAAGACCTGGATTTAACAAACAAGTAACAGAAACTGGTGCAGAAGGTCAGTGGGTAGATGGTGATTTTGTAAGATTCAGATATGGCCTACCTGAGAAAATAGGTGGATTTGAACAACTTACTAGCAGTTTGTTATTAGGTGCTGGAAGACAACAACACATTTGGGCAGATTTAGATGGTAGAATTTATGCAGCAGTTGGCACACATAAAGGTTTGTTTGTATATTATGGTGAATCTTTTTACGATATCACCCCTTTAGGAACTAGTTTAACTGGAGCAACTTTTACTATTGCAAGCACTGGCACGCCTCAAACAATCACAGTAAACAAAACATCTCATGGATTAATTGCGGGTGATATAATTTTATTAGACAGCGTCACACCACCTACAGGTTCAGGGTATACAGCTTCAGATCTTGAAACAAACCCATTTCAAGTATTAAGTTCAACCACAGATACCTTTACTATTGAATTTGCAACCGCTGCTTCAGGTGTAACATCGGCCACCGGATCAGCAACAATAAAACCTTACGATGATTTTGGACCCTTAACTCAAACTTTTGGTTATGGTTTTGGAACTGGTCAATATGGTGGTACCGTTTCAGGGGCACTTACAACAACTTTAGATGGTGCTCTTGGTGATAACACAGATGGTAACAACGGATCAGCGACACAAATTAGAGTAGCAGATGCAACAAACTTCCCTACTTCTGCGGGTATTATATCAATTGGGACAGAACTTATTACCTATTCTGGTGTTGCAGGAAACGAACTTACAGGTATTACAAGGGGTGCTTTAGGGTCAAACAGATCGGCTCACAACAATGGTGTTGTGGTTACAGATGCAAAAAATTTTACTGGTTGGGGTGTTGAAACAACAACCTCTCAAGTAATTCTTGAACCAGCTAATTGGTCATTAGATAACTTTGGTGAAGTGTTAATAGCGACAAGTAAAAATGGTGAAACTTATAATTGGGAACCAATACACGCTAATTCAAATGCTTTGACTACAAGAGCTTTACCAGTCACAAATGCACCTACAAAGTCAGTCATGTCAATTGTATCAGAAAGAGATAGACATCTAATTATTTTAGGCACAGAGACGACTATTGGCTCAACTGCTACCCAAGATAAAATGTTTATTAGATTTTCAGATCAGGAAAGTAGAACAACTTATACACCAACATCAACCAATACAGCAGGTACATTTAGATTAGACTCAGGCACAAAAATAGTGGGTGCTGCTAAAGCTAAAGATTATATTCTAATTTTGACTGATACATCAGCTTACGTAATGCAATTTGTTGGTCCACCGTTTACATTTTCAATAAGACAAGTTGGTTCTAATTGTGGTTTAATAGGACAAAATGCGGTTCAATATGCAAACGGTGCTATGTATTGGATGGGTCAATCAGGTGGTTTTTTTGTTTATGACGGTACAGTAAAAACTCTACCATGCTTAGTTGAAGATTTTGTTTTTACTAGTGGTGGCGACAATCTTGGAATAAATTATACGTCAGGAGAAATTGTGTATGCTGGTTTAAATCATTTATATTCTGAAATAAGTTGGTTTTATCCAAAAGATGGTTCGGATCAAATTGACAGAACAGTTACGTACAATTTTGATGAAAACACTTGGACAACCGGGTCATTGGCTAGAACTACATTTCAAGACGCAACTTTATTTGACAAACCTTATGCAACAGAATTTAACACATCGGGCACACCAAATTTTCCTGTAATAAATGGAGTGACAAATACAAATGGTGCTACAACTTACTATGCACATGAAGTAGGCACAGATGAAGTTTTAAGTGATGGATCTGTAATACCAATATTATCATTTATAGAAAGTGGTGATTTTGGTTTAAATCTTCAGGATAGTGAAGCTCAATTTTTTATGTCTATAAAAAGATTTTTACCAGATTTTAAAAGATTAGTAGGCGATGCACAGATAACATTGTTGCTTAAAAGTTTTTCTGTAGATAATGAAACTTCATCACCTTTAGGGCCATTTACAATCAATAGTAGTACACAAAAGGTTGACACAAGAGCTAGAGCAAGATATGCAAGTTTAAAAGTTGCTAACACCGCTGCAAGTCAGAGTTGGAGATATGGCACCTTTAAAGCAGATGTACAACCAGATGGACAAAGGTAAAATTACAGACATTCAATTAGTAGAAAATTTTTTTGACGATATTGATCTCATTTTAAAAATAGCAAATCAACAAAAATATTATACAGTGGACGATAGCAATTTTGAGTCAGGTCATTCTAATACTTGGCCTGGTATGAGGACAATGTGTTTAGATCAGAAGCCAGATATTAATAATTTAATTAAACATTACGCGGAAAAAAGATTTAATTTATATAATTCAGATGGTGCTTTTTTCTTTCATAAAAAAGGCACTAAAGATAAACACAAGGACTGGAAACATAAAGACCCAGTATCTCAATCATTAATTGTTTACCTATCAAAGACCAATGTTAACTCTGGTACAGTTTTCTACAATGACAAAAATGAAATTATTACAGATATTGGATTTGTGCAAAATAGAGCTATTTGTTTCAACGGAAAAATACCTCATCAATCAAAATTAAATTATGGCGAAGAAGATGATATGAGATTAACACTAAACGGATTTTTTTATGATTAGGACTGAAATATTTGCAAGTCCTATATGGGAGGGTAATATTAAATTAAATGATAAATTATTATTAAAACTTTTTAATCAAGCTATAAATAGTAATTATATAGCTGATAATAAAAGTTCAACAAATGGCTCAATACAAACCAAAGATATTGCCATAGCAAAAGAATTTTCTGATAGTGCAAAAAGAATAGAAAATTTTTATTATGAAGAAACCAACAATAAAGTAAAACTAGGTAATGCATGGATTTGTAAAAATATAAAAGGATCATTTAATAAAATTCATTTACATGGTGGATCTGATATATCTGGTGTTTATTATTTAGAAGTACCTAAAAATTCTGGTGATATTGTATTTCGAAACCCAAATGATTGTGTGCAAATGGCAGACTGGAATATGGGTAAAGATATATTATGGACTCCAGAATATATATGGAAAGCTCAAAAAGGTTTGATAATATACTTCCCTTCGTACTTACCACATTACACACAAGTTAATCAAAGCCATGAACCTAGACTAGCACTGTCCTTTAATATGCGATATATTTAGGTATGGCTAAAATTAACATTTACATACCAGAACCTAAACAACAATACGAGGTAGAAAACCTTAGACAGATTCTTGAATCATTAGATACTTTAAAAAATCAATTAAATTTTTCTTTTCAATTTGATTTAAAAAATGAACAAGACACATTCAGTTACTTTTTATCATGACAATACAATATAAAAATCAAGGTGTTAATCTTACGGACACAGCCACAACCAATGTGCTTACTTGCCCAACAGATGCAACTATATTAATAAAACAAATACAAGTTAACAATGGTTCTACAGGAGGTGTAAATTTTACTGTACAAGTAACCGATACTTCAGCGGGTGCAACCTTTAGAATATTTAACCAATCTCTAAGTGGTGCTGCGACTGTAGATATTATAAGTCAAACTTTAAATCTAGAAGCTGGTGATATATTAAAAATGACTGCAGGCACTGCCGATGAAATACAAGGTATAATATCATATGCTCAAATAGATAGATCACAAGAGAATGGCTAAGAAAAAACCACTATTTGGAGTAAATACATACACAGGCTCTACAAGAAAAAAAAGACCTGGTAGACACAAAAAAAGACTAAACAAAAACGAAAAAAGAATGTATAAGAAATACAACAGACAGGGAAGGTAATATGAATTTTATTGAAGAAGGCAACTCATTTAAAATACAATTTAATGAA